CTCTCGGCGTCCTGCCCGCGATAGATCGAGTTGATCGTCGCCCGCGCGTCGTTGGCGACGATCGCGACGTAGGGCGCCAGGTTCTTCGGGCACGGGGCGCCTTGAATGACGCGGAAGTCGTGGTGTCGCATGAGCCTCTCCCCTTCCGGAGGTCAGGTGCAGGTGTAGTGGCCGGATCCGGACGGGTCGGTGCACGTAAACGTCTGCGTGAGGTACGTGAAGGTGAATGACTGCGGTTCGGGTCCCGCTGGTCCTTGAGGTCCGGGCACAGTGCTCGCCGCTCCCATGGGACCGGGTGGGCCCGTGGGGCCTGCCGGGCCATCCTTGCCGGCCGGGCCAGTGTCGCCCTTCGGCCCGAAGGGTCCCGCGCTCCCGGCGATGCCGTTACTGCCGCTCGGGCCGGGGATGGTGCTCGCGGCACCCGCCGGTCCGTGCAGGCCCCTTGGGCCTATGGCACCCAGTCCCACCATTCCTGACGGGCCGATTGGGCCCGTGGCACCCGGGGGACCCGGGGGACCCAGGACGCCTTCCCTGCCCGGCACCCCGGGCAGTCCGGCCCGGCCTTGCAGGTAGCGCACGAGCTTCTTCGAGCGCCGGTCTGCGGTCGCGGCGAGGTGGTGATTGCCGGAGGCGAGCTGGTGCAGCTTGGCCTGCTGGGCTTGCAGCGAGTCCTGGGCGGACGAGAGTTGAGAGCCGAGGTCGATCGCCAGGTAGGCGACGCCAGCCACTAGGCCAACGAACGCCAGCACGAGCACCATCGCTATCACGCGGGCGCGTCTCATAGCGCATGCACTGCGGAGAGGAGCGCGACCATGACCCCGAGCAGCGTCACGATCACGGCAGCGGCAGCCCAGAACGCGGACCATCTGCCCAGCTGCGACTTCTGCGCATCCTCGAGCCTCTTCTGCAACGCCAGATCGACCGCCTCCTTCGTCTCAGCTTTCGCTACCAGGTCACGGATCGAATCGTGCAAGCTGTCGATGCTCTGGGTCTGTTCCTCCGAGCGCTTCGCGGCAAGTCGGATGTTCCCGTTGACCGCGTTGAGTCTCGACTCGTGGCTATTGATATGGCCGCGAGTCTCTGCACGCCACTCGCCCTCCTCGAACGCGAGTGCCCGGGCGCGCTCGATTACTTCCTCCTTGAGGTGCCGAGCGCGTTCCTCACGCTCCTCGACGAGATCGTCGGCGCGGACTTGCCGGTCGGGGCGGCCGCGTTCCCGGCTGAGGTCTCGGACTTCTTCCTCGTCAGCCATAGGTTCTAAGAGTCCTGTTGATCGGGGTCGTAGCCGGGCATCAGGCGGCGAGAACTTCCATCACGGCAGGGCCGGCCCCTCCAGCATTGGTGCCGCCCGGGCCGGCGTACACGTAGGCGGTTCCGTTGGCTGTCGCCGCCCAGTCGTACTGGTAGCGGGCGCCGGGGGTGAGGCCGCTCAGCAGGAACTCGGGGCTCACGAACGCACCGCCGCCGACGCTGTCGCTGAAGAGGATGGTCGTCGGGATGCCTACGGGTGCCGTGGTGCCGTGCGCCACGAGATACCAGGTGTGGGAGGTGTTGGCGGCCGCATACGCGAGCGCCCGTAACCGCACGATCACCGCGCCGCTGGGGGGGGCGGTGCACGCGACCGTTAAGTCCCCGGGGTCGAGGACCTGCCCGGCGGCCCCGACTGCTCCCAACGCGGCGGTGAAGCCCTGCTCTGCTGGGGGTGCGTAGAGCGTGCGGCCGAGCAGCTGGCCGGGCTGGGTGAGTGTCTGGAGCGTGCCGGCCGTGTTGAGGATGTCGGCGGTGAGGATCGATAGGGCGTTGGCGGGGACCAGCACGTAGCCGAGCACCGTCGAGTTGGTGGGCACGGCACCTACGCCGGCGAGGGCGCCGCTGCCGGTGAGGGCGGCGGCGGCGGTCGGGGTGCCGGTGAGCACCGCCAGCTGGGCGGAGTTGGTGGAGCCGCCGTACTGGGCGTCCTGGATCTGCACGATGATCGTGTCGACCCGCGGGTTGGTGGCGTTCGCGGCGGAGATCGGCAGGGTCACCGGCGCGTCGTTCTCGGAGAAGTACATGCCCTGGGGCTGGTAGGCCCCGCCACCGGGGTTGATCGTGGCGAGGCTCGACCCGGGGGTCCAGAGTCGTCCGGCGGCGACCTGCACCGCCATCGAGGGGGCGCCGAGCTGCGCGACGGCGAGGTCCCCGGGGCTCAGCACGCCGCCGGCGGGACCGAGCAGGCTGGCTATCGCCTCCCGGAACAGCTGGGCGGAGTGCGAGGAGCCCTGCAGCGCGTAGGGGGTGGCGGTGAGGGTCACGGCAGCCGGCCTTTCAGCTCGTCGATCTGGGCCTGCAGGTCGGCCATCATCATCTGCGGGGTGGGCTCCGCCGGCGGCGGGGTGTGGAAGTGCATCCGCAGCCCCCACCCGTGCTCCTCGATGGTCTGGTGGGCGGCGTCGACGTGCTCGTGGAGCTCGCCGATGGCGGTGAGGATCTGCTGGGGCTCGGCGGGCTCGGAGCGGTCCCGGGTCGCCGGGAGGCCGTGGGTGGCCTCGGTGCTGATCACCCGGCACCCCGCGTTCTGTAGCGCGGTCTGGGCCTGGCTGGAGTGGACGGCGGGGCCGGAGACGATGATGGTCAGAGACACGCGGTTGCCTTTCTCATAGCTGGACCCAGGTGCCGGTCTGGTAGGAGGCGATCCCGAACAGCGGCCGGCCGGTGGAGACGCTCGTGAGGTTGGTGATCGGCGTGATGTTCCCGACCACCACCACCGCATGGCCGTGCTTGGGGTCGCCGGTGGCGCCGGTCGGGTCAGAGACGACCAGCTGCTGCTGGGTCTCCAGGGCCCGCAGGCGCTGCTCGAAGTCGGCGAGCATGGCCGCGAAGGCGTTGCGGGCAGGATCGGGTCTGCCAGGCATCGGGCGGTCCTCCTAGACGGGTGGTTGGGGCGGCGGGATGCTCTGCACCGGCGGGACCGCCAGGTCGAAGAGCAGCGTGGGCAGCCCCTTGTCGGGGACGGTGGCGGTCCAGTCGGTCATCCGCCACTCGAAGCTCATGCCGCTCGGGAACCTGGGGTCGGTGTTCTCCCCGCCGCCGGCGACCGGGTCGATGCGGAACAGCAGGTTGTCCCCGACCCCGAAGTCCCCAAAGTTGATCTTCCCCGGGTCCACGTTGCCCGAGGTGTCGGGCAACGTGATGGGGATCGTGATCGTGGGGGTGACGACCGGATAGCCGAGGATGCCGAGGTCCCCGAAGGCGATGTTCGCCAAGGTGCCGGGGTCGTTTACGAATGTGCGGGCGAAGGTCTTCTCCAGCAGCGGGTAGCCGGCTATCTCGGCGGCGGCGTTGGTGGGCTGAATGCCGCCGGTGCCCGACCCCGTCTCGGTGATCGACGTGGCCTGCTGGCTGCCGTCCTCGGGGTAGGTGTAGTCGACGCAGTCCGAGCCGAGGATCACCAGCTGGCTCTGGGCGTAGGTGCGTCCCTGCCGGGGATACCAGAGGTTTAGCTTCACCGCCGGGGTCGAGGTCCCCGGCAGGTAGGCCACATCAAAGCTGTAGTCAAAGCCGAACGTGTACCCCATCTGCGACAGGGTGGAGAGGATCGAGTCGATCGTCTGCAGCGACGTGGCGGGGTAGGACGGCGCGACCCGCGGGCCGCCCTCAGCACCCACGGGGTTGAGCACCAGCGGGATGCCGCCGAACACGCTGCCCTTGGCCTGGGCGTCGGCGATGACCTGCTGGGCGACGAGCATCGGGTCGGCGCCCGCCGACCACGTGTTGGAGTAGTCGGCGGCCTGCAACCGGGACTTGAAGTAGGAGCCGAAAGTGCTAGCCCCGACCTTCAGCGTCGGGCCAGTCTTGGAGTAGTTGCGCGTCCAGATGATCCCGCCCCACACCAGGGCGCCGAGGAAGTCGACGAACAGCGCCGTCTTTGACGGCAGCGTCGCCTGGTTCCAGTTCATTGCCTGCACCGCCGGGCTGGCCAATGGCAGCGCTCCCGCCCACGGCCCGGGGGCGTTGAGCTTCTCGCCGAAGGTCACGCCCTGGAAGGGGAGCGCGTCCAGCGGCTTGACCGCCATCAGATCCCAGGAGAGGTAGGTGAACGGATTAGCCACGGGGCGGGGCTCCTGACTACGGGACGATTCGAGAGAAGAGGGCGGCCGAGTGGGCTCGGGGGCGGCGCTGGGTGCCCGCCGCCGCGGCCCAGCCCGCCACCACACCTCTCGAAAGCCCCAGCCTTTACAGCGACAGGTACGCGTCCGCGCTGTGCACGGTGAGCGTGGCGGGCACTTGGGTGCCGTCGGCGGTGCTGAACTCGATCTGGTTGGCGCCGGGCTGCAGGTTGAACCACATCGAGCCGGCCCGCAGCGCGTTGCGGCGCGAGCTGCCCTGGGTGGAGCCGGCGGTGGTGTAGGTCACAGTCCGCCAGTCAGTGTCGATCGTTAGCGTGTCCCCGACAGCCATCTGCAGCGCGAAGCTGAGCTGCGGCGCGCCGGGCAGCGACAGGCTCTGGATCGTCGGCGTGCTGCACGGCCCGGTGATGATGAACACGGGCCGGGTCTCGAAGCGCCCGGCGTTGACGACGGTGAGGACCCCGCCGGAGCCGCCGCCACCGAAGCTGACCGGGAAGCTGGCGGGGAACTGCAGGCCGCCGAGCGGTGCGGGCAGCCCCACCGTCGCCGTCCTGGACGGGGCGGCGTACCACCGCGGGTCGGTGGCGTGAAACAGGGTGGTGGCGACCGTCCCGCGTGCCTGCACCCGGTTGAGATCGATCGGACAGTTGTGCTTGGCGGGGCGGGCCATGCACACGAACGTGCCCGAGGCGAGCTGCAGGTACAGCGGCGCCTCGGTCGCGCCTGTGGGGCCGAGCACCCCACCGAGTGCCTGCACCGCCTGATCGAGGGCGAGCGCGGTGGGCGCCCGGATCGCCTGCACGACGGTGATGTCGCGTCCGGGCAGCACCCTCTGGCCGGCGAACTCGCCCTGGTCGATGGCGCGCTGCACGTCCCCGCCGGCGATGCCCGGCATGTCGATGTTCAGGCTCTGCAGCTGATAGGTCGACCCGGCGGCCAGGCCGCCGAAGGCCAGGCCTCCGTAGGAGAGTTGCAGGAAGCTGAGCGCCGGTGGGGCCAGCGTCGGGGAGGGAAACGGCATGGTCGCTCCTAGTGGGCGGTGGCGACCGGCAGCGCCCCCGTCTTCAGCGACCAGCCGACCTCGCTCATCAGATCTGAGGCGCTCATGTTGTGGCCGTTGATCTGAAAGTTGAACGTGGCTTCCGACGGGCCGGCGGCCGGAGCGCCCGACGGGCCGGCGGCCGGAGCGCCCGCCCCGCCTGTCCCCTGGGCGGCGGCTTTGGCCACATCGAGGCTCGACTGCGCCTGGGCTTCTGCCACCGTCGCCGCGGCCTGGGCCTGGGCGAGCACGGCGCCAAACCAGGCCTGGTCGGTCGCCGAGCCGCCCGCGGCACGATCGACGCCGAGCTGGGCAGCGTCGATCGCCTGGTTGGCGCCCTGGGTGACTTGATCCAGTGCCGTCTGCGCGTTGGCGGCGATGAGCCCCGCCCCGGTCTGCCCGGCGGCGGCCTGGCCGTCGAGGACCACCTTGGTGGAGTCCGCGATCTGGTTGGCCTGGGCCTTGGCGGTGTCGGTGATGACCACGGCCTGCCGGTTGACGTAGGCCGCCCACGCGGTCTGCTGGGCGGCGGCGGCGGCGGCGGCGGCGGCCGCGGTCTGCTGGGCGGCGGCGGCGGCGGCTGCGGCCCGGGCCGCGGCGGCCTGCTGGGCGGCGGTGACCAGAAGCCTCGTCTGGGCCGCGAGCGCCTGCGTGTGGGCGGCGACGAGCTGGCGGGAGAGCGAGGCCAAAGCCGCCTTGTGGTCGGAGCTGAGCGAGCGCTCGATGTGCCTCAGCCCTGCCTGGTGGACCTGCCAGATGGCGGTCTGCAGCGTCTTGAGGCTGCCGGAGTGGATCGCCGTCAGCAGCTTGTTCAGGGCTGAGGTGCCGGCCCGCAGGTCGCTGGTTTGGCGCTTTGACTCGGCGGCGTGCGCGGCGGTTTGCTGCTTTAGCGCCCCCGCCTGCTGGCCGGTCTGCCTGGTGAGCGCCGCCTTCTGCTGAGCGATCTCGACCGCCAGCGCTCCTTTGATCTGGGCGATCTGCGCGGCCGCCGCGCTTTTCTCGGACTGGCTGACGCCCTTGCCCTTCACGGACCCTTGGATCTGGGTGATATGCGCGCCGGCTGCGGCTTTCTCCCGAGCGATCCGGACGGCCAGCGCCGCGCGTTCGTTGGTTGCGGAGGAGGCGTGGGCCATCTCGGTGTGCATCATCGCCGGGGCGTGGCCGGTGGGTCCGCTCGCGGTGCGGGTCGGCAGCGCCTTTATGTTGTCGGCGGCAAAGGCGATCTTGCCCAGCGGCACCACGGCCTCGGGGCCCGCCTCGCCGACGACCGCGAACGTGGGCTTGGTGACGATCCCGCCCTCGGCCAGGCCGACGGCGCTTAGGGCTTTGCCGACGAGCCCGCCGCTCGGGAGGATGCTCCCGATGGCGTGCATGATCGCCCCGGGCGCCGACTCGATCCCCGACGCGATCGACGAGACGATGCTCTGGCCGAGTGAGAGGAAGGCACCGGGGATGCCCGCGATCGCGCTGCCGATCTGGCCGGGGAGCCCCGCGAAGTACCCGACGACGCTGGAGATCAGGCTGGAGGCGGCGCTCTCGATCGACTGCCACACCCCGCCGATGTCCCCGACGATGCTCCCGACCGCCGAGAGCGCCTCGCCCGGGAGCTTGGAGAAGAACCCGACGATGTTCGCGATCAGGTTGCCGGCCTCGGAGACGAGATTGCCCGCGAGCCCCACGAAGTCCGAGGCGATGTGATCGAAGAACGCGAGCAGCTGGCCGGGGAGCTTGGAGAAGAACCCGACGATGTTCGCCACGAGCGTCCCCGCCGCCGTGCCGATCTTCGCGGCGAGCCCCACGAAGTCAGAGACGATGTGGCTAAAGAACGCGAGCAGCTGGCCGGGGAGCTTGGAGAAGAACCCGACGATGTTCGCCACGAGCGTCCCCGCCGCCGTGCCGATCTTCGCGGCGAGCCCCACGAAGTCAGAGACGATGTGACCGAAGAACGCGAGCAGCTGCCCGGGGAGCTTCGAGAAGAACCCGACGACCGCCCCGACGACCGTCGAGGTCAGCGAGCTCACCTTTGCCCAGGCGGAGCCCAGCCCCGAGGCGATGTGATCGAAGAACGCGAGCAGCTCGCCGGGGAGCTTCGAGAAGAACCTGACCACGGCGGAGACGACGCTGCTGGTCGCGGACTCGACAGCTGACCACGCGTCCTTGATGGCGCCCACCACCTCGGTGAAGATGGCGGCGATCTGGCTATGAAACGCCCGGAACCCGGCGATGACGATGCCGATCGGTCCGAGCAGGATCTCCAGCAGCAGCTGCCAGTGGCCCTTGATAAACCCCACCACGTCGGAGACGACCGACTCGATCGCGTGCCACACCGCCTTCCAGTGGGTCACCAGCTCGTAGATCCCGCCGACGAGCAGGGCGACCGCGGCGACGATCGCCAAGATCGGCACGAGCACGGGGGCGGCGGCGACATCCATCGCCCCGAGGCCGCCGGCGGCGACGTCCCCGCCGGCCCCGACGGCTTCCAAGCCCACGCCGGCCTCCACCCCGGCGGCGCCCAGGCCCGCGAACGCGAGCTGGCCCTCGGCGGCGCCGGCGGTGATCTCGCCGCCCATCACGCCCGCTTCGGCGCCGGTGGCCGCCATCTCGGTGCCGGCGGCCCCCAGGCCCGGGATCATCTCGGCGATCTTGGGCAGGAACCGGGCGACGTTCTCGCCGGCGCGGGAGAAGCTGTCGGCGAACGCCGCCATCTTGTTGATCGCGAACACGGCGATCGCCGGCCCCAGGATCCCAGTGATCACGAGACCCAGCCCGATCAGCACCGCCTTGTGCTCGGTTACGAACGTGGTGGCGTGAGCGAACGAGCCGACGACCTTGGTGAGGATCGGGATCACGACCGCACCGATCTTCGCGGCGAGATCCTGGCCCTCGGCCTCCAGGGTCTTCATCTCGACGTGCAGGGTCTTGGCCTGCTTGGCGGCGGCGTCGTGCGCCGCCCCCATCTTGGTCACGGTGCCGGTGGCCTTGTCGTAGGCGGCCGGGCCGGCGTCGATGACCTTCACCATCTGGCGGGCGGCACCGGCGCCGAACAGGGTCGAGGCGGCCGCGAGACGCTCCTGCTCTGACATCTTGGCGAACTTCGGGTGCAGCTGGTCGATGATCGACCCCATCCCGACGAACTTGCCTCGGGCGTCGAACACGGTGACGCCCATCTCCTTGTACTTGGCCTGGGCGGTCTGCACCGCGGTGGAGGCGGCGACGAAGGACTTGAGCACAGCCGCCTGCTCGGGCGGCAGCGCCGCTGAGGCCTTGGTCAGCTCCTTGGTGGTCATCGTGCCGTGCTCGTAGGCACTGGCGAGCTTCTGCGCGCTCGGGCTCAGCTGCTCGAAGGCGCCCTTCTGCTTGGCGGTGGCGGTCGCCACGCCGGTGGCGGTCTTCTCCAGCGTGTTCATCCCGGAGTTCAGGGCACCCATCGCCGCCCGCCCGGTGATCCCCTGGGAGGTCATGTCCACCAGCAGCCCGGACAGCTTCCCGACCGACCCGGCGGTGTCACCGAGCTTGGAATGGACCTTCGCGAGCTGGTTGGCGAGCGTGTCGACGCTCACGCCGGTCGCCGTCGAGGCCTGGTAGAGCACGTCGGTGACGTGCGCCGCGTCCCCGGCCGCGATGTGGAAGGACTGCATGATCGCGGCGGTCGCGTGCGTCGCGGTCCCGAGGTCGATCTGCTTGGCGGTCGCCAGGTCATCGGCGGCGGTCATGACCGACATCGCCTGGCTGCTGGTCAGCGCATGGCCCTCGGTCGCCTTGAGCTGCCCGGCGACCGTGGCGAACGCGGCGGCCATCTCCTTGCCGGAGAACTCCGACTTGCCGGCCGTCCCCAGGAACGCGTTACCGATCTTCGTTGCCGCGGTCACGCTGATGCCGGCGGTCCCGGCGATCGCCGCGTCGGCCGTCTGCATCCCCTCGGCCATCTTCACCCCAACGGCGGCGACCGCGATGCCGCCGGCGGCGACCCCCACCAGCGCGGAGCCCCCGAGCTTGTCGAGGCTGCCGATCAGCCCCGAGGAGCGCGAGCTGGCGTGCGTGGCGGACTCCCCCGCCCTCTCCAGGCCATGGGAGAGCGACTCGACGGGCAGGCCGGTGGCCGAGAGAACGCCCGCGAGCTTGGTCAACCCGCCGCTGACGCCCTTGGACATGCCCTGCCCACCGCGCTCCCCGGCGCCGGCCATGTCCCCGGCGAGCTTGCCGGTCTCCTGGCTGACCCCGCGGCGGAGGTTCGCGCCGCCGAGCGTGCCGGCAGCCCCAAGGTCTGACTCCAGCTTGCTCGTGCCGCTACCGACCCCCTCGCGCAGCCGGGTGCCGGATACCGCACCGACGTTCTGGAGGTCCCCCTCGAGCTTTCCGGCCTCGGTACGCACCCCGTCGCGCAGACCCACGCCCGCGCCGGTGCCGACCTCCGAGAGGTCATGCTCGAGACCGGACGTGCCGCCCTTGACCCCCTCGCGCAGGTTGACCCCGGACGCGGCGCCGATGGTGCCGAGGTCCCCCTCGAGCTTGCCGGCCTCGCCGCGCACCCCGCCGCGCAGCCCAGCCCCGGCGTCCTGCCCGGCGTGCTCAGCATCGCCACGCAACCCCGCGAACGCCGGGGTGGTGTCCTTCTCGAGCTCCTTGCGGAACCCGGCGGTGTTGGCGTGAACAACCACCTCCGCAACACCGACGATCACCAGCCACCACCACCCTTCTCACTCATAGCTAACGCTGCCGAACAGGGCGTCCTTCTTGGCCGCCTCGGCAACCGCCTCGGCGTCGAGGCCCCACTGGTCGCGGTCATGCTCCTCGGCGGCGTCGGGGTCCAGGGGCCGCTCGAGCGCCTTGTCGACGTGCTCGCGAGCCTCGTGGCGGGCGCCGCCGCCGGCGACGGCATCGTCGAGGATCAGGGCGTAGATGACATCCAGGGCGAGGACTAGCGGGAGGTCTTCGATGGCGACGCCGCGGAGCGTGCAGCGGCCCGAGATGTCCGCTTCGCAGACGAGCCAGTACTGGCAGAGTCGGACGGCGGCCGGGTAGGGCGCGCGGCGTAGAACTCGGTCAGCGCCGTGTACAGGTCGATCACCGCGGCCTGCTCGATCATCACGTCATCCCGGTTCAGGTAGTCCTGGAAGCGCTGCTGATCCTCCTCGAGCAGGCACTTGTCCAGGTAGTCAAGGACGGGGCCGAGCGGCACGTTGCCGTTGGGCATGGTCTGGCGGACGATGGCCAGCGCCGCGCCGGTCGGCGGGACGGGCCGGAACCGGAAGGTCTCGGCGACCTCCTCGCGCTCCAGGGTGTAGCCGACCACCTCGATCTCCAGCGGCTGGAGGTCGAGCTGCTCGGGGTTCTCTACGCGGCCGACGACGATCGGATCCATGGGTGCTCCTTTGGTGGGATGGCTCGGGATGGCTAGGTGGGGGGACAACGAGGTGAGTTGCCTCCGGTGAAGGGCTGCGCCCGCGGCGCCATCCCGGGGGACCGCGGGCGCCCGCTGCGCCGCGAGGAGAAGAGGGGCGCGGCGCCGCAGGGGGGAAACCTCAGACTTCGATGACCTTGAGCGCGTCGCGCAGAAACGGAATCGGCTTGGTCCCCGGGTGATGCACCGAGATCGCGAACACCGTGTGGCCGTGAACCTGGAACGCGAGGACCCCGCCGGGAGGGGCGGCGATGTCGTGCGCCACGGTGCCCTCGTGGACCATCAGGCTGTAGCTCTTACGCGACGGGGAGCACGACGTCGTGTCCGACTGGATGCGGACCGCCAGCTCCCCGCCCAGGGTCTCGGCGCGCTTGACGATCGTGTCCTCCAGGCACCCCGTCTTGCGATGGGGGGCGATGATCTGCTTGGCTCGCGCCTGCACCAGGGTGGAGCGCTCGATCAGCATCCGGCCGACCGGGCCCGCCGGTGAGCGCAGCAATTCCGCGAGAGCTGCGCCATCCAGGACCAGCTTGAAGTCATCTGCCATAGCGCGCTAGATTCCCTTCGGTGGCGTTGAGCACCAGTGACGTTGAGGCGGTCAGGGCGCAGTGGGAGGAGTGGACCGTCGACTCGGGATTCGAGCTGTCGATTGAGGTCTGCACCGAGGAGCCATCGACGGCGGTCATCGTCGAGCGCGAAGAGATCAAGGCGGCGCCGATATTTGGCGCCCGGATCACCGGCTCGCTCTACTGCCAGGTGACGGTCCGCCGCGGCGAGGAGGTCGTGTTCTCCGAGCGGGTGCCCTGTGACGCCGGGATGCTGCGGGCGTCGGTGACGGTGCTGGCCCGCACGATCGCGACCAGGTGGGCGCCGAGCGATGACCGAGGGGACGCCTGACCCGGCGGTACGCTCCCCTCTCGTGGAGGACGAGTGGGAGAACCGCGGTCTGCACCGCCGGGTGCGGGCCCTCGAGGAAAGGATGAGGCTCATGGAGGCATCACAGGCTCAGAATCAGGCGCTGATCGACGCCGCGACGGCGAAGGCGGAGGCGACCGACGCCAAGCTCGTCAACGTGCAGCACGAGATCGACGCGCTCAAGACCGTTCACTCGCAGGGCCAGGCACTCGACTTCTCAAAGCTGGACGCGGCGATGGCGGCCGAGGACACCCAGGCCGATGCCAACCTTGCCGACGCGGCGCCACCTGCCCCCGCTCCGGCGCCCGCTCCGGCTCCGGCGCCGACGCCTGAGCCGGCGACCCAGAAGACGCCGTACACGTTCGCCGGGGACCCGGCCACGGTCGATCTCAACGTCTGGCCGAAGGCCAGCATCGAGACGGCAGAGGCGACCCCGCGGCCCCTGTTCAACTACAGCGGCGACACGGCACCGGGCCAGCAGAACGGCGCCAATCTCGACCGTGGGGCGTGGCAGGTCTACACGGGGGCGACGCAGCCGGTGCCGGCCGGCGGCTAGCTGAGCGAGACGCTGATCAGCAGCCGGCTGGCGGCGAGTCCACCCTCGGGGCCGACCGGCTGCAGGCCGTCGATCACGAACCCCTCCCCCACCCCGCTGAGCAGGTGCGCTCGGTGGATGGCGGAGGCGGCGAGGATCAGCGCTTGGGCGTCGCCGATCGTGGCCTGCCCGTCGCTGTGCTGCTCTGCGGCGGTCGGGATCTCCATCGCGGCAAACCCCTCGGTGTTGACCACCTGGATCTCCCGGACGAGGTTGACCGAGAAGCTGGCGAAGAACGTGACCGCCTCGGGGATCATCGTCTGGGCGAACGCCTGGCCGGGCTGTCCCTGCCCGACGTTCATGAGCGCCACCGTCATCTGGTCGCCGTCCCAGACGATCAGCGACCCGGCGGCGACGTACTGACGCTCAGGCAGGCTGACGCCCTGCTCGGTGAGCTGGGCGGCGAACAGCGCGAGGATCTGCTCGGCGACGCCGGGCAGATCCTGCAGGCTGGCCATCTACTGCGGCGGGATGACGGCCGCGGGCCCGTCGTTGCCGGCCACGACCGATCCTGGTCCTGGCACGGGACCGCCGGTGGCGAATCCGGGGGCCGGGTCGGGGGTCGCCGGCGGAACCTCCGCGGGCACATCCTCAGCCTGAGCCTCGACCTCAGCCACCGTCTGGGGCTCCGTGACGCCGAGTACCGTGTCCGGCTCGGGCCCGGCGTCGCCCTGGCTTGCCTCCTCCTCGTCCTTTCCGGGCTCGTCGGCGGGGTTCTCGTAGTGGTCACGCCAGGTCGCCAGCTCCTCGGCGAGGTCATAGTCGGAGATCGCGGCGATCCGCGCCGCGTCGGAGCGCTGGGCGTTGTCGGGTAGCGCCTCGAAGCGCCGCTGCAGCGTGTCGATCTCCTCGGGGCTGGCGCCGGCGCGGGCGTAGCGTTCACGCGGAAACATCGGAGGTGACCTCCTCGGCTGCGGGGGGCGGGGTCTTGGCGGCCTTCGGGGCCTTCGGAGCGGCCGGCGGCGGGTCGGCGGGCTCGATGGCCGCGGGCTTGCTCTTGGCCGGCTTAGGCGCGAGCTCATTGCTGTCCGCCGCGGCCTGCTCGGCGGTGGGGAACAGCTCCGGGTTGGGATGCCCGGGGCCCTGCACGCCCTGCTCACGGTTGGGTGGGGCGAGCTGCTCGGCGGAGTCCTCCTGGGCCTTGGCCCAATCGAACTGGCTCTCTGATGTGTCCACGAAGGCTCCTTTTAGCTGAGGGTGGGGTGGGCTTGACGGCGGGGGCGGCCCACGTCGGGGGACCACACGACGCCCTGGCGCTGGTTGCGGTTCGGGTTGACCGAGAGCAGGAACGCGTCGACCTCGTAGATCCCCAGCGACTTGGACTTGAGGATGTCCTGCACGTCGGTCGTCTGCGCGGTGACGCCCTGGCGGGAGACCTGGGTGGTGCGCCGCGGATAGTGGGAGCTGTCGCCGAGCTGGGGCAGCGCCAGGTACTCGGCGAGCTTGCGGGCGGCCAGGCTGCCGGCGGCCGGCGGCTCGATCCCGAAGGTGAACGTGACGCTGAACGTCCCCGGCTGGCTGTCGGGGAGGTCCATGATCTGCGACGTCGGCCACCCCCACCGTTGCGTCGGGATGTAGCTCTGGGTCGGGCGGATCCGCACCAGGCTCTGGAAGTCCCGCAGCTCATACTCCACCGCCGGGATCACGACCCCGTCGATCTTGACGAGGGTCACGGCGCTGACGGGGTAGGGCAGCTTGATCGTGGGCGGGTCGACGGTGCCGTAGTGGGCGGCGATGCCGGTCATCCCGAACCCGTAGGAGGACGCCGAGCCGAACGCCGAGAACCACCCCAGCGGGGAGACGCCGCCGGCGCGAGTGTCGATGTCGGTCGGCCGCGCGACGGGACGCACCGTCGCGGGCCCGCACTCACCGGTGAACGTGCGCCCGGCCAGCTCGTAGAGGATCTCCGAGGCGGCGGTGGCCGCCTCGGCGCAGATCACGTCAACCTGCTGCTGGGTCAGCGTCCCGGCGGCGATCGTCTTGGCGGCCTGCGCCGCGACCCACGGCAGCTGGGCGACCTGATCTGCGGTGGTCCACGGGGAGCACGGTCCACTGGCAGGTCCGCTCACGCGCTCCCCCTCCTCAGCCGCAGTGTCGGGCTTTATCCGACGCGCTTAGACGGTGGCGGGGACCGAGGAGAACCCGGCGATCGGCAGCATCGCCGTACCCACCCGGGCGCGCTGCACCACTCGTGTGGAGGCGAACGGCCAGGTGCCGAACGGCCCCGAGCCCCAGTTCGGGTTCTCGAAGCCCTGCCCCTCGTAGAGCGACTGGGTGTTGGCGTTGGTCAGGTCGCGCGCCATCACGTGCATGTTGGCCACCCGCGGCAGCACCCAGTGCCAGTAGGGCTGCACGGCGGCCTGGAAGCCGCCGAGGATCGCCTTCTCGAAGAACTCCAGGCTGACGCCGTTGGGGTTGGCCACGATCCCCATCGGCGACGTGGCGTATCCCGCGACGCCCGGACCGGCGGTCTGGTCGACCTGCGGCACGTTGCCCGAGGGGGTGACCACGCCGGTGTCCACGAACACCGGCACGATCGCACCCGGGGCGATCGTCGTCGTGATCGACGCCGAGACCGCCACCGGCAGCGTCACCGCCCCGACCGGCGCGAACGCCGTGGTCGTGAACACGGTCTTCGGCGCGTTGGTGTCCCCGGCGATCTGGAAGGTGGTGCCCGGCGGGATCGACTGGGTCAGCGCCGTGACCGCCAGCGAGGTCACCGCGCCGGTGCCCGAGGCGGCGGAGGTGGCCTGCGCGCCGATGTTGGGGTAGGCGCCGATCAGCTGCTCGCCGCCGATGGTGCGCCCGTAGACGCGCACGCCGATCGCGCCGGCGCCCATCGGCACCCCGGAGATGACCACCGCACCGGCGGTCCCGGAGGCGACCGAGGCGGACACGTCGTTGCTGGCGGTCGACTCCCCGAACGCGTTGTACTGAGTGACGCGGTAGCCGTAGGTGCCGGCGGCCAGCGCCCCGAGCGTGATCTGCGGGGTCACTACTAGGCCCGCCGGCGTGCCGAGCGCGGCCGCGGTGGAGCTCAGCAGCGTCCCGCCGGTGAGGATCTGCTCGATCGCCGGGTCGGGAGTACCGAAGTCCAGCGCCACCGTGTAGTACTTCGGGATGTCGCCGTGCTTGGCGAACACGACCAGATCCCCGTTGGCGTTCTTGATCGCGATGTCATCGCCGGTGTCGGCGACCGGGGTGAGCATCGCCTTGATCATCTGCGCGCTGGTGTAGGTGGGGGCGCCGGGGTTGACGAACCCGTTGGCGTCGAGGGTCGAGATGCGCATTGCGGAGACCCAGACGCTTGCTGAGCCATCGGGGAGTGCCATGTCTAGGGCTCCTTGGTGGTGGGGGTGGGCACGGGAGAGTGGGCTGGGTGGAGCGGGTAAACCTGGAGGCTGTGGCGGCGTATCTGCATGACTAACTAGGCAGTTGAACCCTGATCCCGGCCTGCACGGCCCCGTCGAAGTAGGCGGCGGCGAACTCCTCGGCGCGGAAGCGGATGGTGTTCGGCTGGCCGCCCTGGCCGCGGTCGAGCGCCTCGGCGAAGGTGTCGGGGAACACGGTCCCCTCGTCCTCCTCGCGGACCATCGCCAGGTCGGTGATGATCATCACCGCGGTGGTGGCGGTGTTCCCCCCGCCGATCTGGGCGGCGGTGCCGGGGTAGCCGACACCCGGGACGATGATGTTGTCGAACACGTCGAGCAGCAGCGGGCCGACGCGACGGGCGCTCAGGAGGTTCGGGGTGGTCTGCGGCTGGCAGTGGATCATCGCCTGCCCCCCGAATCCGAAGTTGGCGGCGTAGTCCTGCAGGATCTGCTGGCCGCGGGCGACCGACGGCGGGGTCACCGGTGTCAGGTCGACGAGGTGCGCGTCGGTGAGGTAGCGGTTCGGCCACCCCTTCGCCTGCGCGAGCGCCCCCGTCCAGAGCTCCTGCTCGATCGCCTGCGCCGCGGCGTTCTTGAGCAACCTGAGGGCCCGGCCCTTGAAGTCGCGCTCCTCGAAGCCCCAAGTGGAGCAGGAGTCCTCGGCGACGACGAGGAACGGCACCACCGTGTTGATCGGCAGGTTCCCGTACTGCCCCACCCCGCCGGTGGTGTTGCTCGACGGGACGGTGGCGCCCGGGGTGGCGGCGCCGGTGTCGGTGAACGTGGGGGTCTGGTCGCGGTCGAACGGGCCGACGCTCCCGAGCAGCCCGATGGCGCCGGCGGTGCGCCCGTAGACGTTGTAGGTGACCCCGGCGGAGTCCGAGACGGGCGTCCAGGTGAGGGTCACCGAGCCGGTGGCGCCGGTGGTGGGCACCGTGATCGCCGGCAGGCTGGTGGTCTGCCCGTTGGCGTTGACCGCGGTGACCTGGTAGGCGCTGGTGCCGGCCGCCAACGTGCCACCGGTGGTGTGCGCGGCGAGCGCCAGCCCGGCCGGTGCGCTCAGGGCGGGCAGGTCGACGGTGGTGAAGTCGCACGGGTCGTGGACCTGCGCCGGATAGTGGTTCTCCGGGGCGTAGGTGAACCCGCGCGTCCACGCCTCCCCCTGGCGGGCGCGCAGCTCCGCGGCGAGGTCGTCGGGAAGCAGCGCGAGCTGCTCGTCGGCGATCTGGAAGACCGGGTTGGCGGGGTCAGAGCTCGACCCGGGCCTGACAGCGGAGGTGAGCAGCGAGACCTGCGGCGGGCGCGGCGGGATCGCCGGAACGACGACCCCGGGGTAGATGCCTGCCATCTCTCTAGCTCACCGCCCGTCAGCCTGCCCGTGGGGGCTCAGGCGCAGAGGCCGGAGGTGGACACCGACCCGGCGGCCTGTCCGTTGGCGCACAGCGCGGTGACCATCTGCAGCGCCCCGTTGTTGAAGCCGCGGAACGCCAGGCCCTCGAACGTCTCGACGAACGTCTCGAAGTCGTTGGTGGCATCGAGCGTCGAGTCGCGGACGACGCCGAGATCCAGGCGCCCACCGTCGAGGAACTGCATCTGCCCCTCGGGGAACAGGTACCACACCAGCTTGGCGGGGAAGGTGAGGATCTGCCCGGCGGCCTGCAGCCCGTAGGCCTGGCTGACGCCACCGGAGAGGCCGGCGGCGGGCTGACCGTCGAGGTGGAAGACGGGGTTGATGCCGGCATTGGTGAACAGCGACTCGACCTGCTCGTCGGAGATCGACAGCGAGTTCCAGGAGCTGTCCTGCTGGTGGGCGGCCTCCCGGGCCAGGTCGGCGCGGATCAGCTCCTTGACCCAGTCGGGGAAGATCGCGGTCATCGTCTGCGTCCGCGGGATCCGGTGCGCGTTGCGGTAGCCGGCCAGCGCCTCGTAGATGGTGGAGAGGAGGTCGCGGGTGGCGCCGAGGTTGGTGGTGGCCACCGGGGCGGTCACCCCTGGCACGCACGCTGCGGCGATCAGGTTCAGCAGGTTGTTCTCAGCCACGCGGGCGGCGGCGTCCATCGCCAGGTCGGTGAACGCGGCGACCTGCTCCGGGCTGAAGCGGGCCTGCATGTTCCCGAACCCGAGGCGGGTGGAGACCGCCTCGACGTAGACGAGCTCCTCGGTGCCGCACTGGATGGTGGCGATCGGCTTGGTCGCGGCGCCGGGGGAGGCGTCGGTCGCCTCGGTCCAGATGCCGGTCGCCGCGGCCGCGACGGCAATGTCGGGCGGCTGCACGAAGCGGATCCCGCCGCGGGTGGCCTCGAAGCTCGGCAGGCTGTCGCGCAGCGGCCGGTCGGCCGTCGACCATGTCGGCACGCTGTAGTCGACGTTCACCGGCAGGCAGATCCCGCCGGTGGCGGTCAGGGCGTTGACGGCGTCCATCTTTGAGGAGTTCTCGAAGGCGTCGGAGCCCAGGCGCCGCTCCTCGGGGTACTCGTAGCGGACAGAGGCGAGGAGCACGTCGCCTCGGGGGGCGCCGTGGCGCGGCAGGCGCTGCAGCGTCTCGGTCATCGCCCGCGCCAGCTCGGTGCGGTTCTCGATCGGGGCGGAGGGGTCGCGCAGGCCGCGCAGCGCGCCGGTGGCGGTCAGCACCGCCCGGTTGCGGGCGGGGGTGGTGACTTCGGGGCCGGGGATCGGCTGGGCCTGGCGGGCGGCCATCCGGGCGACGGCGCCACCGGAGGCGGCAACCGGTACGGGGGCGGCGTCGGCGGGCGCCGGCTCACCTTCGGCAGCGGCGGGCTCGCCCTCGGTGTCAGCTGCGGGCTCGCTCTCGCCTTCGGCGGCCGGGGTCTCCTCGGTCTCTTCCTCGGCGGGCGGGTTCAGCGCCCGGATCCGCTCGCGGGCGGCCTCACGGTCGGCCTGGGCCTGGGCCTGGGCGGCGTCGCGGCTTGACTGCTCGGCCATGACCTGCTCGCCGAACCCGGCGAGCTCCTGCAGCAGCGCGACGTCCTCGACGGAGGCCTCGTCGGTGTCCAGGCGCTCGGCCTCGGCGACGATCGCGGCGCGCAGCTGCGCGAGCTCGTCCGCGTTCAGGGTGGCAAGGCGGGCCAGCAGTTCGCGGATCGTCTCCATCTCAAGGCTCCTAGATGCTGCGCCCGAGAAGGTTCGGGCTGGGTGGGGTTCGGTCGGGCGGAGTTGGGCTATGCCGTTCCGGTCCAGGAGCCGCCTATGGCGACATGGCTAACACTAGGGGCAGGGCAAAGAAAACCGACCGGCGGCTATCCGAGGGAGGGAGAGGCGGCGGATGAACGGGCCGAGGCAGCACCCGCCGGCGCGGAAGACCCACAGGATCCGCTTGCCGCAGATCGGGCAGCGCGGGCGATCGATCACCGGACGAGCACCATCGCCAGCACGGGGACCAGCAGCGTGATCCAAGCAGCCCGGCACGTCGGTTTACCACGACAACAACCAGTGCACTGAGGGCAACAACATCGAGGCGTCGAACCGCGAGAGCGGTACCGGTGGGCACCCGAAGTGCGATCACTGCAAGCGCCTCTGAGCGAAAGTCAGTTCCCAGTAGGGGCCGGTCGGCTCGCCGTCGATTATCGACCAGTATCGGCGAAGGTCGGAGACAGGGAATCCACGTTGTAAGGCGACGGCGAGGGCACGGAAGCCCTCGCCTCGCTCGCCGTGGAACCTGACGGTTGGCTCTGGCATTGAGTGACCCTCGCCGCCTTCGCAAGACTCGAACGTCTCAACGCCCGCAGCGGCCAGCGTTTCAACGTAGTCTTTGATGCCAGGGTCCAGCGGGGCGTAGACCCTCATCGCTCGGCCCTTCGCGCCAAGCGAGTTTCGCCAATCGTTTCGCCAAACCCTCCTAGTCCGTGTGGTTGGCCCGGTACGTGTGGCCGGGGGCCGCCCGCGCCGTGAGGGTCGACTCCGGTTCGGGACCCATCTGGTCGCCGGGTGCTCAGGCGTCGTTGGGCAGCTATTGGACGCAGCGCCTCGAACTCGTCGACGTCCATGTCCGGGGAGCGCTCGTACAGCGCGCGGACCTCGTCCTCCCAGGTGAGTCGGCGGGGCGGGGCGGTGGGCTTCTGCCAGCCCATGGCTGCGGCCCTACAGCTCCAGGCGCGTCTGGATGTTGCGCAGCCGGTGGTTGAGCGTCTGGATCCCCTCGCAGTTGCGTCGCAGCTGCGTGGCGACGGGGCTGGTCTCCTTGTGGACTTCGGCAAGCAGCCCCAGCTCGGGGGTCTGACCGGCGGAGATCGGGATCAGGCGGTTCTCTAGCTGGTCGGCGAGTGCGTGAGCCTCGTGGATCGCGTCCTCGACCTCGGCCAGTTCGCTTTCGATCGGGCTCCGCTCTCGGGCCTCGTCATGAACCTCGGCCCTCTTACGTACCTCGGCTGTGTTCATCGTTTGGGGCATGGATTGCGCTCCTTTGCTGCGGGGATGGACTGGGGAACAGCTAAGCGCGCAGCACGGACAGCCGGCCGCGCGCGGCCTCCCGCGAGGTTTTCAGCAGCGGTGATAGCGCCCGGCGCAGCGCCACGTCGCCCCTATCGCTCTCGTCGATGACGGGGTGCTTGAGGCGGTGCATCACCCCCGCGCCGGCGGCGACGAGCGCGTCCTCCTGGGCGCCGGCGACAACGGCGTGCGGGAACCCGGGCACGGGAACGGCGAGCGCGGCAACGAGCTCCAGGTTGCCGCCGAGCCCCCGCCAGTCCCCTGACACCGATGAGGCTCTGAGCGCGGCGACCTGGTCTGCGGTGGCGGTGGGGCGGATGGCGCCGGCGATCCAGATGCCGTGCTCGTCCTCGCCGGCGTTCACGTCCGCGGCGGCCATGGCGATGTTGTCGTAGTGGGCCATCGCCGAGGTCGAGGAGGCGTGCACGTCGGCGTGGCCGGCGTTCACGGTCAGCGTCCCCACCCGCACCTTGGAGCCGTCGGCGCACACGACGTGCTGGCCACGCTTGAAGTAGGCGTAGTCGGACTTCGACGGGGGGGCGGTGACGCACCCCGGCTTACCGATATGACAGACCCCCCAAGGGGCGAGGTGGCCGTAGACGCGGCCCTCGTCGGTGATCGTGAGCGGGCAGGCGTACTTGCCGCCGAGAGCGCGCTGGCCGCGCCGGTCGAGGATCTCGGCCAGCCGGCCGTCGCCCTCGGTGAAGTTCGGGTTCTCAAACCACGCTCGGGGTGGGGCGGCGGGCCCGCCGGCGGCGGTGATGACGCTGTCGCCCTGCTGGCAGCGCTCACACTGCTCGTAGCTCATGAGGTGCACCAGCTGCCGGCCGGCGGTGACCGCCGCCGGCGGCTTCTCCGGCACCGTCGGAGCGTCATCGGACTGCTGGGGGATCGGGGTCGCCTCCGGTTTGTCGCTGCCGTCACCGAGGACGATGTAGGCGCCGGCGAACGCCGGGAAGGGAACCTGGGTGAGACCCATGATCTCCCCCTCGGTCATCGTCTCGGACATGTCCGTCGGCCAGCCGTCCTCGTCAATGTCCCCGACCTGGATCTCCGAGGACTGCACCGCCACGTCGGCGCTGATGCCGCAGCGGCCCATCCCCTCGGTCAAGCTGGCGAAGTAGGCGCCGTCATCGTTGGCGAGGTAGAAGCCGCGGGCGAGGATCACCTGGGTGTCGCCCTCCCCGGGGATCCGCTCGAAGCTGTCGATCCGCCCGCACATCACCGCCGGGTCGTTCATGTCGAACCCCTCGGGGTCATGGGTCTCGGTGGCCAGGCCCATCAGCGGCAGCGGTGGGGTGCGCCACGTCAACGCACCCGCGGCGATCTCGCGACCGTCACCGGTGGGCTGCCCTTCGATGATCGCGACGGGGATGGTGAACGCCGGCCCCATGTTCTCCGAGCCCGCCACGGGCGGCGGCGTGTTCAGCGTCGGGGCGGGACCCGTGTCGGGCGGGCCCGGGGGCAGCGGCGTGTCGGGGGCGGCGCCCGGGGGCGCCATCGCTCCGGCGGCGGTCTCCGCGCCCGGGTCGCCTTGGTCATCGCCGGTGGCCTGATCTGAGTCGACCTGCATGCCCGGGCAGGCGCAGCCGGACATCTGGCACGGGCCGGTGTTCTGCCCGGCGCTGAGATCGTCGGTGTGCGAGGAGGCGAGGTGCTGGCAGTCGGGGTTGGCGCACACCGCGGCGGGGTGGACGTTGCCCTTCTCGTCGACGGGGTTGGCGGGCACGGGCGCCGCGGTGCCCGGTGCGACGGGGGCGGACAGCACCGCCGTCTTGGCCGGCACCGGCGGCTCGGGCTTCTCCGGGTCGGCCTCCGCGGCTGGGGGCGGGTCGATCTTCACCTCGGTGCTGCCGGCGAGCTTGGCGCCGCACTGGTCGCAGTAGCTGGCGTCGAGGTCGTTGTGCTTCTGACAGCCGGGGCAGATCACCGTTTCGTCGGCGTCGGCGTGGTAGGGCGCCGGCTCGTAGGGCTTGTCCGCGGCGGGGGGCGTCGGCTTGTCCTTGACGGGCGCCTTGACCGGCAGAGGCGGGGGCGGTGGGGTGGCGAGCGCCGCCTGGCCGTAGGCGTAGCTGGCGATCAGCTCGCTGCGCGACACGGCGGTGGAAAGCTTGCGTCTCATGGGGTGACCTCCAGGGCAGCGAATGCTTGGGCGGGGGTACGGGCCACGACCACGTGCCCGTGATGGTCGGCGAGCGCGACGTCGCCCTGCTCGGTGACCGTCAGGCGCAGCACGCCACGCTCGATCGCGTACCACTGCGCTTCGGTGAGCGTCACGTGCGAGCCCTCGGGCATCAGCTCGGGGGCGGCGGGTGGCCGTTCTGGCCGGCGGGGATGATGTGCGGGGCGGTCAGCTTCTTGCCGAGTGCCTCGGCGTACTCGCCGCTCATCGGGAACAGCAGCACCTCGCCGGGCGCCTGGATGATCAGCACCCGGTTGCCCTCCGGCAGCGCCTGGGTCTCGATGACGACATTGGGGTAGGTGATCTGCTTCGGCGGGGCGACCTGCATCTGCTCGGGCTGCGGGACTGCGGGCATGCGGGGCTTCCTTTCGGGATGGCGGTTCAAGCTGCGCGCAAAGCGGGCCACGATCTACACGGTCCGATCGAGGATCGCCAGCACGTCACGACGCACGGCGCTGAGCGCCGCGAGCACCTGCGCCTGGCACGGATCCTCGCCGGCGCGCCCCCAAGCTCGGATCGGGGCGTACAGGGCGGCGTCGATCTGCTCCCGCCACGCCTCCCGGTCTGAGGCGATCAGGCGGCGGGCGCGCTCGGAAAGCTCAACCATCGCTCTCGTCGGGTCCGAGGTAGATCGGCATGAAGTCGCACACGCAGCCATCGTGATCTCCCGGCAGGAAGTACTGGTTGGCGGGAAAGTCGCCGGGGTTGGCCAGCGCGTCGTCGTCGAAGCTCTCGAACTGGACGCCGTCGAGGTCCTCGTGCGGCGGAAAGCCGTTGAGCGCCGGTCCGTACACCCACTCGTAGCCCTCCCGCTGACCGCCGCCGGCGGTGATGAGCTCGGCGATCGTGGAGCCGGTCCCGATCTGCCCAACGGCGTCGGTGAACGTCACCGCACCCGCCACGTCGGGGGTGAGCGTCGCGGCGCTGGCGCCACCGGCGACGCCGAGGGCGGCGCGGATGGTGCCGGCGGGCACGAGCGTGTCGGGATTCAGATCGGCCCAGTCCCCGGGCCCGGCGTTCGGGTCGGGGTTGTAGAGCAGGTGCTGGCCCAGTGAGCTGAGTGCCTGGGAGAGCAGATCCCACGCGCCGTCACGTCCGGAGGCCATCGCGGCCTGGGCGCGGGCGGCGGCGTCGGAGTCGGCGTCGAGCTGCCCGATCCGCAGAGCGGTTTGCAAAGCCTGGCCCTGGGCGGCGGCCGTCCAGTCGTAGAACTGGGCGCGCAGGCCCGACCAGTCCGAGCCGACGAGCTCCGCGGGGGACAGGCCGGCGGCGGTGACGACGTCGCGGCCGAGCAGGGCGGGGACGCGCTCATTGGCGCGATGGGCGATCTTTGTTCGAAGGGTCTCGTCCTTTGCGACCTTGGTGCGCAGGCGGGCGCCGGCCCGCTCGAGCTGGCGGAGCACCGCGGCGTTGGCGGCGGTCTGCAGCCGGGCCCGGAGTGTCTGGTCGATCGTGGCCAGCTTGCGCGACAGGCGGGCGGTCGTGGCGCGTTTGCTCGCCGCCGCGGTGATGGGCGTCGGGTCCCCGGTAAGGGGATAGTCGGTGCGCTGCGCTCCAACCACGCACGCGACCGAGGCGAACGTTACGGCCGTTCCGCCCAGGTCAGCGCTGACCTCGCTGAGGCGGTCGGTGTAGTCGAGGGTCATGTGCGGGGTGAAGCCGTGCTCCTGGCTCGGCTCGGCGCCCGCAGCAGCGAGGGCGTCGACGAGACGCTGCCGCGCGTCGGGAAGCGAGGGCAGGTCGATCGACAGGTAGGTGACGGGATCGGGACCGGCCGTGAACAGTCCCGGGCCCGAGATCTCGCCGGCGAGTGCAGGCGTGGTCTTCGCCCACGCCTGCACCGCGGCCTGGAGGCCAGCCGGATCTTTGAGGTCGCTCTCGTCGCCGAGGAACGCGAGGGTGATGTGCAGCTCGTCCGGTGGCTCGCCGCCCGCCAGCGCCAACTTCGTCGCGAGCGTGGGGTCGGGATAGAGGGCGATCATTACCCCGGTGCTGGCCTGGCCTTGGGCGCCGGCCGTGATCGGCGTCGGCAGGGGCCGCTCCGCGGGCGGCGGACCGGGCTTGTCGGCGACCCCGGGTGCGGGCGTGGCGGGCGTCGACGCCGACGGGGTCCCGCCCGCCGGGGAGGGCCGGCCCGGAACGATCGGGGCGCCCGACTCGCCGGGGTCGGTGCCGGTGTCCACCCCGCCCGGCTTGATTCCCGGCACGGTCCCCGAGACGGTGATCGGCGGTGCGATGATCGTGGGATCCCACTGGTGCAGGAACGCCATCACGAGGTTCGGCGGCCACATCCGCATCTTCTCGAGCATCCGCACCTGGATCTCCGCCTTGGTCGGCGCCTCCGTCTCGGTGAACCCGGCGCTGTCGCGCAGCGCCTTGTCGGAGATCACGAGACGGTCGTGGAGCTGCTGGGCGTCGGCGGTCTTGTCCGGGTGGGAGACGAGCTCCACCGGGTCATACCAGAACACCATCCGTGCGACCCATTCCGCCGGGATCCCGTTGGCGAGCAGGTAGGGGCGCAGGTAGGCGCCCGACAGGTCGTCGCAGACGCCGATGACGTGCGGCTCGACGTGGTGGCGGAATGTGTTGTCATCGACCTGCCACGCCGACCAGTGGTTGAGGTCCGCGATCCCGCTGATGATCTCCTTGGGCAGGTCGAAGCTGGTGGCGATGATGCCGATCAGCTCCTCCCTGGTCTTGGAGGCCTGGTCGTCGAACTTGGTGGCCAGGTCCACCAGGCGCAGCTTGTCCAGCTCGGCTGCAGGGCCGCGGATGACGATCGGCACCACACCGTCGGCGGTGCCCTCCGAGACGATCGGGGCCATCATCGCGGAGGTCAGCGCGGCCATGAACGGCTCGGCCTGCTCGTCGTCGTTGTCCTCGAGGGGCACGTTGAGCGACAGCTCCTCGGGGACCAGCAGCAGACCCCGGCTGGCGAGCCTTGAGCGGCCGGTGGCGCGGATCATCCGCCGCAGGATCATCAGCGACTCGCAGTCGTCGAGCATCGCCCGTAGCGGACTGTCGGCCATCAGCTGAAAGCGGGGGTGCGGCGTCCAGATCCGGGAGATGACCGTCAGCTCCGCGTCCAGCGGCTGCCACGGGATGACACCGTTCTGGCGGTCGTCGGGGATCTCGCGCAGATGCCACTGGTCGTTGTAGACCACGAGCTCGTCGACGGAGCGGATCGAGAAGCGCTGCTCGCCGGTTTGCGGGTCGGTTCGCCCGAGGAGGTAGTACTCGCCGGCGATCGACTTGTTGCTCGAGGCGCCATGCAGCATCCCGCTGATCGCCATCCGCCCGTTGCCGAGGTCGGCCATGGCCTGGGCGGCGTAGGCGCTCAGCGCCGGCGGCACCCCCTCGAGGTCCTCCAGCTTGACGGGGGCGTCGGCCTCCCCGCCGAGGGGATAGCACGCCGGGTAGAGGCGCATCCGGGCGGTGCAGTTGGCCAGGAACTGGACGGCGTAGCGCAGCTCCCCGATCTGGTCGCGGTAGGACCAGGCGTCTGACTGCCACCCCTGGCGGAGCATCCGCTGGACCTTCGCCTCGCGCTTGTCGGCGACGTCCAGGCGCGCGGCGGAGGAGGTGAGCGCCCACGGCCCCTCGCCGCGGCCCGGTGAGCTGACCGAGAACGTCTGGGGTGGGTGAGGCCGGCGGCGAAACAGCCCGCGGCCCTTCGAGGCGGAGGCCACGCTCAGCCCCGGTCGGCGAGCAGGCCGGCGAGGGCGGAGAACGCCAGCACCGCAGTCATGTACACACATGCGGTGGCGGCGAACGTCTGCAGCGCCACGATCGCGCCGGCGGCCCACATCGACACGCACCACGGGCAGGCTAGGAACTCGGCCAGTCGTGGCCGGGCGACAACCAGCACCCGCTCGCCGCTGAGGGTGCGAGTCGTGCCCGGGCGGGAGCCCAGCAGCCGGCGGCGGATGGGGTCGGCGATCGCGTCGAGCACGACCAGGCGGGTGAGGCGGAAGACGGCGAGCGCGTCGAGGATCAGCAGCGTCGGGCTGTGGGTCACGTGGGCTCCAGCGTCGAGAGGTCAACCGTCGCGCCGGGCGCGTTGTAGGGCACGACGGCGGTGAACGGCACCGGCGGGGAGCCGTCGAGCTCCAGCACGAACTCGTACACCGCGCCGATGGGGACGGTGGCGGGGTCGTTGACGGCCAGCAGCGTGAACGGCTGCTGTCCGGTGTGATTGGTCAGCTGGCCCGCGGCGTTCAGGATCCCGAGGATCGGGGGGCGGCCGAGGACCACGGCGCCGTTGCGAAGCGCTGTGGAGAGCGTGGCGGTGAGACGACCCGAGGCCGGCTGGCCATCGGCACGCTCCCAGCTCCCGGTGACGGTGATGGTGGTGAAAGCCATGGCTCCCCTTTCGGTGCTCGGGGATTGTGGAAGGCACGCGGTGCGGGGGCGCTTTTATGGGGTGTGGAGGCTACCCGGTGGTCATCCGAAGCTCACGTATAGCGGCAGATCACAGATTGCCCATCGAGACCCATGTTCCGGGTGTTCCAGCCACCGTGCACATCCAGCCCTTCGGAGACCCAACAGCCGGTGCGCGATTGAAACGCAGTTCGCCAACGCCATGATTGCCAGTAGTGGGCGCTGCTCCACCGTAACTGCCCCATGAGACGCGGTTGCCAGCGGCGTGAGTCAAGAACTGGTTACGTTCGACTTCGATCAGATCGTGTTTCTCAACGCCTCCAGTGTTGACGATTACTCCATACGTGTTCTGGTCAAACACGACTTCTTCGACGGTGACCGCGAAACTGTCACTGGCGTCTACGCGGACGCCGACCGCTCCTGCCCCGATGTAGCCGCCCTTGACGCTGAGCCCGGAGCCGAACCAGTCGATCCAGTTACCCGCGATCGTTGCGTCGCCCATCCAGCAGCTGTTGAAGCTGGTGCCTTGCGCAGGAAAGTCGGCACCGTAGGCCCCAGCACCCGCAGCAACGCCAGCGGGGCTTGGATGATCGGCTGACGACTGGTGGCGTCGAGGCTGCCGACCCCCTGCGCCGCGCCCACCTCGCCCACCGGCACCGAGGCGTTCTCCGCTGCCGTCTGCGCGGCGGCGGCAGCCCCTGCCGCGTCTCCGCCAAGGTCGGTGGCGAGCACCCCGGAGGCGATTACCCCCGCCTTGGTCAGGTTCGGCGGGACCATCTTGCGGCCCGTCCCGGCAGTGATCGACGAGGTGTCATCGGCCGGGTTGCCGGTCAGGACCGCGGCGCCGGTACCGAACGGCAGCCCGCCACCGGGGAAGCTGGCCGCAAACGGTCCCCCGCTCGTGCGCCAGCCCTTGAGCATTGTCAGCAGGTCGGCGTTCGCGAGTCCAGCAACCAGGGCGTCGAGGGCGTCCCGCACCGTCTGGGGAGTGGCGTAGTAGCTGCTGGTGATCGCCGAGATCTCGTTCGGTGTCGCCCCCACCGCCACGAGACGGGGAGACCAAGCCGTGATGCTCATCTCAAGCGCCCGACCCATGGCACCGGTGGCGCCAACGCCTTCAGCGGCGAGCCGCACCCGCACCCGTGCCCCCGGTTGACCCACACCGACTCGCCGCCGGGCAGGACAGCCTCCAGGCGCCCGGCGCCGGTCAACGTGCCGCGGTTGGCGGCCACCGAGCACGGCTCGGCCAGCGCCAGCTCCAGGCACGGCTCGACCCGCCCCGCGGGTGTGGCCTTGAACGCCAGCAGCCGGCGGCTGGTGATGAACACCCGCACGTCGCGGTGAAGCGTCCCGTCGGCCAGGAGAACCTCGGCCGGGTGAACGTCTCGGTGCAGCCGCTCGTCGCTCACGACGCCGCCCATGCCGCCCGGCACACATCCAGCGACGCCGGCTCCTGCGGTGGATGCCCGAACGCCTCCAGCAGCCGGTAGCACGCCGCGCAGTGCCCGGCCCTGAACACGGGGCCAGGCGGAACGCTGCCCAGCTCCTGGCAGCGCACGCAGCTCGGCCCGACGTGAATCACCGGGCTCATCAGCCGCCGGCGACCTGCACCGCGGAGGCGATCGCCGCCGCCACGACCGTGACCTTGAAGTACCAGCCGGCCGGCAGCCGGAAGTGGATGTTGCGGTTCACCGTCGCGTCCGCCGCCGGGATGATCGCGGTCGCGCAGGCGTTGGTCGGCCCGATCGCCACGGCCACCGTCCCCGCCGCGGCACCGGTGAGGGCCACGTACACCTCGGAGGGCAGTCCCGTCTGGTCCTGCTGCGCCGTCCCGGAGAGCACCGTCAGCGGCCCGGAGGAGGGCGCGAGGGCGGCGTCGAGCAGCTGCGCGGAGAGCGCCGCCTTGTCCTGGTTTGACTGGATGATGCCGGGCATGGGTGGGGCTCCTTTATCGGTTGCGGAACTGACGTTCGGTAAGGCGACGCTGCGTGGTGCCCGGCAGCACCGGGGAGCGATCCACCGGGCGCGAGCGGTCGGTGCGCAGCCGCCCGGAGCGCTCGGGCACCAGCAGCTGCGCCTGGCCGCCGGCGCCGAGCAGCAGCTCGGTGACCAGGAACACGACCGCGTCGACGCGGTCCGGCGAGTAGTCCGAGGGCATCGGCGTCTCGGCGGTCTCGACGTCGGCGGTCGGCTCGGCGGGGGTCTCGGGGTCGCCCTTGTCCTCGCCGGCACCGTCGGCGTTGCGCGGCGGCACCCAGTGGGTCATCTGGTGCTCAAGGCCCGGGTGGTAGCCGACGTGCTTGACGCGCCCCTGCTCATACAGCGCCACGACCGGCTCGGCGCGCAGCACCTTGCCGCGTGAGGCGGTGACGAGCTTGAAGTTGACGCGGATGCCGGTGTCGGTGTGCGCGGTCTTCATCACCAGGCGCACCTGCTCGCCCTGGAAGTTGCCCTCGGCGATCAGCTGGTCGGCGGCCAGGCGCTCGTAGGCCTCGGCGGCCAGCTTGCCCCACTCCGACGGTTTCATGACCCCGGAGAGGTCCTCGATGATGTAGGCCTTCTCGTCGGGCCCGCGGAACCCGGCGACGATCCCCACCTCGTCGTTCGTCGTTCCCCACGACGGGTCGACGGCGATCACCAGGCGCTGGCGCTCGGCGGGCGCGTCCTGCTCCCGGATCCGGCAGGCCTCGAGCTGATCGGAGGTCCACAGCGCACCCTCGACCTCCTCGATCATCTCACCCTGCAGCTCCTGGTACCCGACGCGGGTGGAGCCGTAGTCGCGATACAGCGCCGCGCGGATCTGGGCGGGGAGATACGGGTTGTCCGCCGTCGCCCCGTGGGTCATCGATCCGGTCGACTCCGCCAGCGCGATCAGCTGCCTGACCGTCGGCCGGTTGCGCGGGGTCGTCGAAGCGACGGCGTGCGGTGCCGGGCCGAGCCTGAGCAGGCCGAGGCGGATGTGCTTCCAGCAGTCGGCGAGGTAGCGCCACGCGGCGGCTTCCTCCATCCACACAAGGCAGCGGTTCCCGCCCGCTCGCAGGCGCTCGGGCTCCTCGCGGGTGTAGGCGCCGAACAGGCGGGCCTGGGCGCCGCCGGGCCAGTTGACAAACGTGCCGCCGCGGCGGGTGATCTCGGTGATCGCCGGGTTCAACGGTCGCAGCCCTGAGGGGCCGTTGACGCAGCTCTCGGAGGCGTCGCCGAGGGTGGGGGCGACGATCGCCATGCGGTGCGGCATCGGGCCGGGCAGGCACGGCGGACCCATCGCGTGCTGGTGCATGTAGTGCGCGCACGCCTGCGTCTTGCCGGCGCCGCGGCCGCCGAAGAGCAGCCACAGGAACCAGTCGATGCCGGGCTGCCCGGCGGGGGGCTGCTGGTGGGGCAGAAGCTGCCACGGTGGGCGCTCCGCGTCGACGTCGGGCTTGCCGGCGAGGGCGGGCGGGTCGAACAGGTCGGCGGCGATCAGGAACGGGTCGCGGCTGACTGGCGTCGGCGTTGACCGCGCGTAGCGGTTCGGGCCCGACCAGCTCTCACGTGGCGCCGGCGATGAGGGTGAGGTGCTTGCGGACAACTGACGCCACCTCCGGTCGGTCCTTGACGCCCAGCTCGGCGAGGATCCCCTGGATCGCCTGGGCCAGCAGCATCCCCTGCTGCTCGGCGACCCTCACCAGGCGCTCCTCGATCCCGGCCTTCACGGCGGCTAGGGAATAGGACACGAGGCGGTCCATCGCCTGCCGGCGGACAGTGATCCAGATGTGAACAGCGGCACCGTCCTGGCGAACCTCGCGCACCGTGCCCTCGTCGGACTCGCGCTCAAGCTCGCGGTGCACCGGCGCGACCGCGTCGACCAGGTCCAGCTCCGCGATCCGCTCCGAGGCGTAGGCGACCTCACCGGCAGCGATGCGAATGCACTCCAGGATCGCGTCCTGAGGCTCGATCGCCAGCGGCATCCCCATCACCTGCTGCTCGCGCCGGGCCAGCTGCACCATGCCGTTGACCTGGGCGTGCGGCTCAGCGCCGCCATGCAGCTTGCAGCGCCCCACCCCCACGTGCTGGGTGCCCCAGCCGGCCGGCTGCTGGCACGGGGAGCCCTTGCGGGTCTTGGCGGCGCAGCGCTCGGCACTTGCAGAGGTCACGAGGACCCGACCTCCGTCATGGGGGATAGGCCGATCACGGGGGCTCTAGCCACGAGCCCGGCCGCGCACCTTCTCGCGCAGCTGCTCGTCGCGGACCTCGAGGTACACGGCGGTGGTGCGAATGTCGGAGTGGCGCATCAGTCTCTGGACCTCGGCGATCGTGAACCCCTCCCCGAGCAGGGCGGTGGCGTAGGAGTGGCGGAGCATGTGCGGCCACACCGGCCGGTCGATCCCTGCCTTCTCAGCGCGTCGACGCACCATCTTGTAGACGGCGCGGCGGGTGAGCGGCTCGCCGCGCTGGGCTCCGCGCACGCAGACGAACAGGAACGGCCGGCCGGCGCCGTAGCTTCGACGGGCCGCCTTCCACCGCCCGAGCAGCGCCAACGTCGGCGAGTCGAGGTAGACGACGGCCTCGCGGTGGCCCTTGGTGATCTCCGCCCGCAGCCGGATCTCGCCGGCGGACCAGTCGACGTCGCGGAGATGAAGCTCGCAGGTCTCGGTGACCCGCAGCCCGCAGCGGTGCATCAGCTCGAGCATGCACCGATCCCGCAGGCCGGTGGCGCAGTCGAGGTTGGGCATCGCCATCAGCGCCGCCGCCTCCGGGGCGCTCAGCGTCTTGGGCAGCTCCCGCCGGCGGCGCGGGCCGTGACCGTTAGAGGGTGCCTTTGCAAAGGCCATATTCCACCTCGCGAGCGCCGCTATAGCGGCTGCAAAATCCAGGGAATGCACCCGCTATGGCGGCTGTCGCGCCGCCCGGCGGGCAAGTGCGCCCCCTACTCGTCGGCGTGCGAGCCGAACTCCTGCATCATCGCCAAGGCCTCATTGAGGACATCCCGAGCCTTGGTTGCCGGACTCGAGCTCGGCGGCACGGACCCGCATCGACCGGGCCAGCGCCCGTGCCTTCCCGGGATCGGTGGAACGCTCGGCCTGGTCCTCGCCGCTGGGCGTTTCGCCGCAGCCGCGGCGCCCGCTCAAGCTCAAGCAGTCGGAAGGGACGCACGGGCATGGGAGAAGCGGGGTCACTCCCTTGCTTCAACAAAGAGGGCGCCATCTCTACCCGGTCCAGTCCTCGGGCAGGGCGTCGGGCATGTCGTCGATCGTCTGGCCGCGCCAGCCGTGCTCGCCGACCGGCCGGCACATCCCTTCCGGCAGAACGACCATCGAGACGGGCGGTATCGGCTCGCAGTACATCGCCAGCTCGACGCGGCCGCCGGCGGCAATCTACGCGCGGTCATCGTCGTCGAGCTCGTAAACCACGCGGACCTGCCCAGGCTCTACGCGCTGGGTCCAGAGGTCGCCGATGCCGGGAGCGGGGCCCGCGTAGACGCGGTTCGAGCCGGCGTGGCGGACGGGCTTCATTTCCGGTCGGGGTCGGGCTGGGTCAGCAGACTCAGCGAGCGGGTGCGCTCGGTGCGCTTCTGGAACTCCTGTAGGCGATCGCCGAGGAACTCGCGGACCCGGGGCTGGTCGAGGACGAGGCTGCCGCCGCGCCAGCTCCAGCCGATCCGGTCCTTGTAGGCGCCGCGGCCGGTCTTCTCGAAGTGGGCGAGCAGCACGCCGGCGGCCTCCTCGAGCAGCCCCTTCTGAGCCTCGACCTCGCGCTTGGCCTGCTCCCACTGCTCGGCGGCCTGGCTGAGCGTCAGCTTGCGCTTCTGCAGGCGCCTGGGCGTGGCGGGCTTGCGGACTGACTTGCCGGGCTCCGCGGTGGTGGCGGTCGCGTTCATCAGCTCACGCCGCCCGGTCAAGCTGGTCAAGGACGGCGGTGAGGTTCTGGCGAATCGCCGCGCACTCGCGCTCCATCGCCGGGACGGTCGCCTTGAAGTTCGCGAGGCCGTTCTCAACCACGGTCAGCCGCACCTCCACCGGGCGCAGCCACGCGGCGAGCTGCTCATCGGTGGCAAAGGACAGCTCCCGAGCGATGCGAGCGGCGTGCTCGCCCTGGTCGGGCTCGCTGGTGGTGAGGGGCAGCTGCTCCTCGGCGGATTGTGCGTGAGCGGGCATCTCAGCCTTCCCTTCCGGATATGCCAAACATGCGGGCCGAGCCGTCGCACCTGCATAACCTCCACATAACAGTACCGGCGTCCCGGACGTTATCCCTGCTCAGGCGGCGTTCCTTCGCGGTGGGCGCGGCTCCCACGGCTGTGGGGCGGCGCGGCGAGGCTCAAGCAACACCGGCTCGGGAGCAGGGGCAGGCGGCGGTGGCGCGTGGCCCGGCGCGTGCGGGAGGCCGTGATCGCGGCCGGTCAGCTGCAGCATGTACTCCGCCAGGCCGAAGCACTCCGGACAGCGACAACCGTTCAACGCCACCCCCATCGGGAGAGTGTTCAAAGAGCCGCCGCGCGCCCCGTCTCAGGGCGGAAAGCGGCAGCTAGCACCCAGTTTACGATCGGTCAACTAATCAGCCGCCATCGCTTCCATCGCGGCCAGAGCCTCCCGAGCCTGGCGGCGTGCGGCGAGCTCGTTGCCGGCCACGCCACATTCCGCCCACTCGGGCGCCCAGTCGAGCTGCGCGGTCCACAGCCACTGGCCGCTGGGCTGCTCGCGCACGGTCAACATCAAAATCCGCCACACCCGCCGCTATAGGACCTGTCCGATTGCATCAGTCGGCGCTCGCCGTGTTTGAGGGAGCGTTGGCCCACCTTGCGATCAGCTCAAACACCGCCGCGTCCTGCGGAACGATGATCGACTGGTCGCGGAGCACCGCAAGCAGATCCTTTGGTAGGCCGCAGGTCGGACATGCCTCCGGCTCGGGCGCGCTATCGCTCCTCTCTGGAAGCGTCATATCTCGGTCACCGTCGCCATCGCCCCGCGGAACCGGTCGCGCCAGGCCTCCATCTGCCGATCGGCCTCCTCCTTATCCGCTGTGATGTCGATGCTGTACTCGCCGATGAGCGCTTCCTTGGCATCCCTCCACTCCCTGAGCAGCTCCTCGAACACCTGGCCAGGCTCGCTGTCGAATTGACTCATGAGCGCCACACCTCGACTCCAGCGCATTTCAGCAGCGACTTAGCTATCGCCTCGCGTTGCTCGATCTTCCTTTCCAGTTCCTGCATAAGAGCTTGTAACCGCTCCAGTCGCTCCTGACGACTTACCACACCCGGCGGACTATCGCTTGGCTCGGAAGGCGTCATCGGACGACCTCCTGGCATCGGTCGCAGGTCGGCACGCCATCGGGAAACGCGGGGTGCGGCTCCAGATGCGTCGCCGGGTTCGTGCAGCGGGCGAACCACTCGCACACCACCGACTCCTCTTCGGCCTGGCTGTTACTTTGGTCGCGCTGCGCCTGTGTTAGCTCGTTCATTCCCTCTCCTCCTCAGCCAGCCTGTATCCCGTTCTCGGGTCCCGCCCACCCTCAGCACGCAGCTTGCGCACCGTGGTCACCGATGTTCGCTCCTGCCGGGCGACGACGCCGGCGAGCACCCCCTCGTAGCTCGCGCCCACCCGGTCGCGGAACTCCAGGTGCGTCTCGGCGCCACGCTCGGCGGCGTGCTGGAGGCCGCGCAGCTCCCCCTCGCACCACTTGTTCGCCCGACGTAGCTGCTCCTCGGAGCCGGCCGCGATCGCGTGGTTGATCCGCTCCCCGCACGCGCCCAGCGTCGAGACCTGCCCGGTGAAGGTCCCCGGCGGTATCGAGCTTGCCGGCTGGCCGTGGCCGATCTCCGAGCTCTGCGCGGCGGGTGCCTCGGCGACCAGGCGCGCGCGGTTGAGCAGCCGGCGGGACTCCACGAGCAGCGCCGGGTTGATCATGCGCGGGGAACACTGGGGGAACAGCTCGCTGTCCCGGGCAGTCCAGCGAGGGCCACTTGAGTCCCGCCGATTCGGCGCTCAGCAGGGATTTCGGGTCTGCAGCGGCCTGCGTTGCCCAGGACTGGACAGCTAATCCGCCTCGACAAGGCGGAGGTCACTGGTTCGAGCCCAGTATCGCCCACTCCCGTAGCTACAGGGGATTCGCCTACTTCCGGTCATCGAGGATTTTCGGGTGCGTCCTCAGTGCGTCCTCAGTGCGTCCCGCAGACGTCCTCACGGGCCTGCTGAATGGCCTCGGCGGCGGGGACGCGGGGCTCAGTTTCCAGCTCTCGCATCGTCCCGGCGTAGTGCCGTGCGAGGGTCGCGACCGAGTGTCCGGCCTGTTCCGCCGCATAGGTCAGGCTGCGGCCCTCCCAGAGGAGCAGCGAGACGAATGAGCCGCGGAGGCGGTACGGCCTCAGGTCCCCGGTAACGCCCGCCTCGACGGCGGCAGGACGCCAAACGCGCCGGCGCCAGTTGGCCCAGTCCTCACGCGTCCACTGGCCGCCGGACGGCCGCGGGATGACCAGCTCGCCATCGGCCGGGCGGCGGCACTGTCAATGGCCATCGGTTTCTCCCCACTGGCGGCCACGAATTTCCCCACTGGTGGCCATCTTTTCTCCCCGCTGGTGGCCACGAATCTCCCCACCAACAGAAATGCTGTTTTTCG